GTATCACCATCCATTGCTCTACGGATAGTAGTTACTCCAATGCCGTAAACTGAATTAGCTCCACCCAGATAGCTATCTATTTCAAGTTCTTTATTAGTATTGAATACAGCATTTAGTGCTCCAAAAGCAACAGCACCATATGGGCTAGCACTGGCTAAACCTTTTAGTTTATCCATTATGCCCTGTTCTTTCTTATTAAGACCAGGTTTATTAGCGCCCCAAGGACCTAAATTAAAATTATTAGTTAAATCAAGTAATCGGTTATTAGAATTATTATCCTGTAGATTTGGTGGAAAATTCTTTTTCTTAATAACGTTTTCATAGTACTTACTATCATCGTTATTAGGTAAGAAACCATGTCTTACTATATGACCACCAATTGCGTTAACAGGTACTTGTGCTAATGTATTAATACCTAAATTATAGATACGAGTAGGACCTACTGCGTTTTCTATTTTGTTAGCAGTATTAGAAATAAAATTAATAACATTAGTAACAGCACCTTGACCTGATGTAGGTCTATTTGCTGGAAGAGTTGATGATTCAACGCGTGGATTAGTTAGCTGTAAGCCTACTTGCTTAACTATAAATAATGGACCTTTAGGAAAGTCAGTTAGAAATTTACCAATACGAAGTGTATCCGTAACAGCAGCGTTAGTAGCACCTATAATACCCCCTCTAATTAATCCGTCGTCGAATTTAGTAAGTCTAACCCTATTAATAGTAGCATCAATTGAATTGATATCTGTTTTAATATAAGGCTGACCGCTATCTCCACCGCCAGGGGTATCATGTCCGTACTTAAGTGACTTAAGATCTGTCTTTAATGTTAATAATCCTGGCATTTATATATTTTAATATCTTCCTGGTTGTGGACCTAAATCTTTATATCTACGGCCGTTTGGTGATTTGTAAATTTGAGATACTACACCACCTGCTAATCCAGCTTGAGTATTTCTAGGTGCGTTAGGATCTAATTCATCAAGTGTTGCTGGTGGTTTTACTGTTGTAACACCACCTAATGCTGCTCTATTAAAATCTTTAATACGAACATTAGGATTACCATCTACTGAGTAAGTATATTGTAATTTACTTAATGCTGGGTTTAATTGGTTAGTAGAATCTGGGTAACCCCATGCTGGTGAGTTTGGATTTGCTGTTAATCTATTACCTACTAAGCTTAATGTGCTTCCTGGTAATTGGTCTAATACTGATGCCATGTTTTATTATTTTATTGTGTCAATAAATATTATATATCTATGCTGTTTTAGTAGAATTTTGCATTGCACTATTATTTACTTTTTTACTATCTATAGCAACTGTTGTATCTTTAGCATTTCCTCTATTTATAGCGGATGTAGTTGCATTTATAGCGGCTATAAGTGGTGTTAAATCCATATTTGGTGTAGTCATTCCACCTTCACCTCTGCCGCCTTTAGCCATATTAACAGCTCCCGGAAACATTGCTACTTCATCATTTTTAGTTCCCTGAAATATGCCATTTTCTGCTGTTGATACTATAGGCCCATCACCTGGTGATAATGCTAAGTCACCTACTGGTTTAACTAAACTGTATATTAATGCTCCCGCAGCGGCTGCTACTCCTAATCCTACTAATGCTCGGACAGGATTAGCTATAGCGTATGCTGCTGCTATACCTACTGCTTTTGCTAATTCACCACCCATTATAGCTTGTCTAGCTAATAATATGCCGTTATACCCTAATGCTGCTCCTCTTTGAGCTATTTGAAATCCAAGTTTTGCTTCTTCATATAGCATCATACTTTTAGATACAAGAGCTATAGTTCCATAAACTGCCGCTATTGCTGTTATAGCAGGTAATATATCTGTAAATAATTCTAGAAGTTTTCCTACAGGCCCCGCTACTAAATTACCAATAAAGTCTTGTAACTTTTCAACAGCAGCGTTGAATTTATCTTGTACTTTTTGTCGTTGTTCTGCTTTTAATGTTTCTTGCTTAGTTATTTCTACTAATGATTTACCTTGTTCTTGAGCTATTTTTTGTTTTCTTAATTGATCTGATAGTTCGTCTGCTGTTAATCCTAATGCTTTAGCATATGATTGTTGAGCAATAACGTTCATATTTTGGAACTTATTAAGCGTCATTCCTTGATTTGCTAGTTCCTTCATTACTGTTACTTGATCACCCTGCAATGCTGCGGCTCTAGCCCGTTCTAAGTTCATTTGTTGACCAGTTAGTAATTCTGCTTTTAATTCGTCTTCAATTGATGATTCAAAATTAAGAAGTGCTTCTCCCTGACTTTTAGTTTTTTCAAGTGTAGTACCTAACGCTTGGGCTTGTACTACTGCTTTAGTTAATAATGCAGGATTATTTTGAAAATTAACAGCTAGTTGGCCTGATATTTTAGCCACGGTCGCCATTGTTTCTTTAAAATTAGCTGATCCTTTAGTAGCGTTTCGAGTAGCTACGAATGTTCCTACCATTTCATCGTTTATTTGAGACGATGCTTTACCTGTTAAAACGGAAAATTTATATAGTCCTGCCGCTTCGTCTCCTGATAGTCCAAACTGTTTAGTTAACATTATTTGCGTTTGTAACGTATCTGCTGAGTATTCAGCAACTCCTCCAGTCGCTGTATTTAACTGACCCATTGCTTCTCCTAAATTTTTAAGAGTAACATTAACATTTGTAGAAGTTTCAGCCATCATTACCAAATCATCAGTCATTCTATTCGCCTGTTCTCTACCGTATCCTAAGTTTTTACCTATTTCTGTTGATGTTGATTGGAATCTAAGACCAGCATCTAATATTATTTTGAATAGACCCGCTAAAGTAAACATATCTTTTATTTCTTCTAATCGAAATTGTTTTTTTAATACGTTTATTGCTTCTTCTCGTTCTTTTAATTTTAATGCTTCTTTAGTTTTAGCTATCTCCTCGTCAAGTTGTTTTTTTATTTGTTCGTGTGCTTCTTTTTCTTTATTTAATGCTTTAAATAATTCTTTTTGAGCCTCTTTTTGTTTTACAATAGAATCTAAGTTTTTCTCTTTTAATTTAGCATTATATTGAAGTGCTTTAATTTCGTCTGATGCTTGTTTTGCTAAACTCGCATTGCCATTTTGGATAGCTATCTGTTTTATTATTTCTTGATTTGCTATATCTTCGTCTATATCACGAAGATCGTTTTTTATTTTTCTTTCATCAATGGCTGCTTTTCTAAAAGCAGCTAGTGCTGCTGTTTTATCAGCATTTATTCTATCTGTTATTTTTTGTTCTTTATTAAGTAAATATATTTGATCTTGTTTTAATTGCTTTAATTGCTTTTCTAACTCTTTAGATGATATTGTCCCTGTCAATCTTTTACTGATGGATTTTTCAATTTCCTTTGACGTATTCGTTAATATTTTAGCTAAATTAATCGCTTCCTTATCAGTATCTGATAATTTGCCTTTAATTTTACCTAATGCATTATACGCAGCTGTAAGATTATTAACTGCTTCATTTTGTTTCTGAAGTAGGTCTAGTCGCTTTTGTTCTTGTTCTATTTGTTCTTTAGTTGGTTCAGCCATAATACAGTATTATGTGTATAAATATTAAAAAGCCGCTATTTTTTAGCGGCTTTCGTTGTATATGTTGGGTTAGCTATATTAGGTCGTGATATCTCTTTATTACCGGATTTATTTTTTAGCATATTCTGTTGTTTTTCTGTCTCTTCATTTTGCTTTTCAAAATACTCATTCATGATATTGAATGTAGTTTTACGCAACCATATAGGCATATTATATACAGTATCCCAATCGTATCCTCCATTTCCATGAAATACTATTTCATGAATTTGTTTAAATAATGATGGTCTATAAGTTGGAGTCAGGCCAAAAAAAGTTAAGAGTAATTGGAATTGTTATACCCTCCCCTATATAACTTTCATCTTCTGGCTTGAATTTCAAATCAATATCTGGCTGTACTTTAGTGTAATATTCACGTAACGCTCTAGCATCTGGTGCTAATAAGTATGTGTCTACGAATTCACGTATTGATTTCATTTCGCTATCGCCGTTGATAGAGGTAATCATGTATTTTAAACGAGTTGTAACATCGAACGAACCGTTTGGATTTACTTTTTGTAATCCTTTTATTTCTTGTTCAATTTTTTTCTCATCACCGTGAGTTAATAACTTAAACGTTACTGTATTACCTGATTTTGGTAGAGAGAATGAAAAGTTATTGCCATCTTTATATATAGCAGTATCTATTTCTTTTTCATTTAATGTAGATAAATCAATACTAGTTTCTATTTCTTGTCCACGTTCATTATTATACTTAAAAGTATAGTTTTGTCCGTATCCTAATATACGTGCTGCTATTAATATAGCGTTTTTATCGCCAATTAATAAATCATCGTAATTAATAGGAGTAACAATTAATGCCTGTAGTAATTTATCAATTACAGTGCCTTGTTTAATGAAATTACTGTTAGTAAGGATATCTTCTTCCTTAGCAGTCATATACTTCATTTCAATTTCACCTTTAGCAAGTGGTGATTCTTTCGGATACAGTAAACCTTTCGATGGTAACGAAACAATTTCTGTCGGTAACTTTAATTCTGCCATAAACGTATTTTATTTTTTATTTGTTAAGTATTTTGTTATAAACTAAGTAATAATACAAATGCTCCACCAATTACAGTCCATATAAAATCCCACCAATCGGGTGTCCCTTTACCACTATAATAATCATATACTTCTTTCGCACCGCCTATTAGTATAACTGGTATCATAGATAACCAATTATTTAATATAATACTTGAAAAAATATATATAATTACACCTGCTATAAAATGATATAACTTATCTATATGTTTCATTAGTCTATGTATAAATTTGCCCAAAATAAATTTGCAACAGCCGCGATAAAGAACATCATCCATACTTGGTTGATAACAGGCATTACATCTGTATTACCAATCTTTTTAGGTCCCACTTTATATCCTGAAAAACCACACATAATTCCAGCCCCAATAAATGCACTTGCTAATGCTACAAAAGCAAACCACCACTGGTGTGGGTGATCAGTTAATAATACTGGGAAGGGCATTCCTATTGCAAAAAAGGCACCAATAAGCCATTTTAATTGTTTCATATTATTTTATTTTGTTCGTATATAAATATATGCAGGAAGAAAGCGTTTACCAAAAAGGCAAACGCTTCTTTTATATTTAGTGGTTTTTCCCTAGAAGTTTAATACACAGTAATCCATAGCAAGTGTTATACTAAGTGTAATTGCTGAATCCCCTGTGCCCCAATCGTAATCGCCGAATTTAGCTGTTTTACAATAAGCGCCTTTTACTATCCACTCACCAACAATATCACCAACTGGTCCTAAGATATTTAATGTGATATCTTTTTTATAGAAATCACTATAACCATCTCTACCTGTTACTGATTCATGCGCCAAACGAGCCCATTCCATTACTGATTGAGCACCACTTGGTGTGATTGGATCGTATAATTCTAAGCTCATATCATCCCATTCAACTTTACCTTTTACTTTACGGTAAACGTTGATATGATCAAGTTTAATCATACCAGCATCAAACCCAGGTGCTGATGCTTTCTTAATTAGGTATGCTGGGATACCGTCTATATATAGGATAAAGCGATTTGGGACTTTTGGTTCAAACGCTGTAAACATTATTTCATTTGGACTTAATACTGCCATTGTGATTTATTTTTATTTTATGTGTTGTCAATAAATATTAGCAACTACATCCCCTTATGCAGGGAATGTAGCGCCAGTAGGAAGAATGTTAAAGTTTAATATAATAAATTCAGCAGTTTTAGTTGGTTGAATGTAAATTTGACCTACTAATTGATTACGATCTACTACATCAGGAGTATTGTTAGTATCATCCATTACAACTCTAAAAGCATATAAACCTTGACGTTGTACTACTGATGATAGGTATGGATTTACTTGTGCTAAGAATCTGTTACGTGTTACTGTTGTATTTTGTTCAAATACTAAGTTACGAGAAATACCACCGATATAATTTTTCAAAGCAATCAATAATCTACGAACATTTACACGATCTAAAGCTGTTGGTTTACGTTGTAATGTCTTTTGACCCCAAACACATACTCCCGTTCCTGGGAATGTTGCTAATGGGTTAACATTTGCTGTATATAATGTATCACGATCTGTTTGAGATAATCTATATTGTGCTCTTACTACTGATGGAACACCACCTCTGTTTAAACCAGCTGGTGCGAACCATTCAGCACCTACTTGATCGTTAAATGCTAACACACCACCTATTACTGTTGATGGAGGACACCATACGGCTTTGCCTAAGTTTGAGCTATATAATTGAATCCAAGGGAAATATGTTGCTGCATAGTTACTTGAATTACCAGCTGCGTTTTGAGTAGCTTGTGTAATTGTTGTATTATAAACACCATTATCAACAATAGCAATTGCATCTCCTCTACCTTCAACTGTTGAAATCATATTATCAGCAACTGATGTATCTAAGCCAAGACCTGGTGTTAATAAGATATTGAATTGATATTCATCTTGATTTGATAATAATTGGAACGCTTCAGTATAATCAACAGGCATAAATCCTTGAATATTTGCCGCTGTTGAGCTACCGTTACCTATGTATTCATTCATATTCTTTGGTAATCCTGTATCTGCAACTCCGCCGCTAAATGAACCACCGTATGATCCGCTACCTACTTGTGGTAATGTACTGCCGTATGATCCTGATTTAAAATTGCCATTATTATCTAATGAGTCAACGTTTGGAGTAGTAACTGATGCTACCCGAACATATCTTGATGCGTTAGCGTATGTACCTTGAAAATCTACTTGGTTTGTAGTTACATTATATACTGGTTTAAGATCACCAATAACGCGAGATACATAATTTGGTAATTGAGGATCTAAACTTACGTTAGCCCATGTTTCTAATATATTCTTTTGATTATTGTTATCATCACCACGACGAACTATAATTGTAAATGTACCACCATTGCTACCTGTATTTGAGTTAGTTACTTCCCAACGTACATTATATGCTGATCCACTTGCTAATGCTCCGCTCACCATGCTTGAAGTATTATTCATTTGGTCACCCCAAGATAATGCTTCAAGTGTAAATGAAGTAGCACTAGAACCATCTGTACCACCAGTAAATGCTAATGATGCAGATGAATTATAGTTATAACTATGAGTAGCAGCGTAACTATTGTATATAGTTCCTGTTAATTTTGAAGAGATAGTTAATACACTTCCTACAACGGATGCGGTAAAATAAGTACTTATATCATTTCCAGAGTTATTAATAGCTCCTGTCATTGCGTTAGCCCACTGTGCTAAAGTGACATTAGCTGTTCCTCCGGTGCCCATTCCTACAAGCATACTAGTTGCTGATTGGCGAGCGTTAGTTCCAGCAGAAAGATAAGGATAGTTTAATAATGTATATGTTACTGTTCCAAAAGGTGTTGGAGCACTAATAATAGTTGATACCCACGATCCAGTATCAGCTGCTACAACAGTCCATGAAGCAGAAGCAGCTATTCCAGCAACTGATGGTACATTACTAGGTACTGTTGCTTGTGCATATGTGCTATATGCAGATCCGCTAATTATTCTAGTAACTAATAATGATTGACCACCGTTACTAAAATACTCTCTAGCGGCCATTGATGTAAAATATTCGTAATAGTAGCTACCACTTTTAAATACATCACCAAAAAGTGATAAGTATTGACTGTAAGTAGTAACGTAAGTAGGAACCATTGGAAGACCGCCTACTGTAGGGCCTACAATAGCAGCACCTAAGGCAGGTGGTGCCTGTGTGTATGCGCTTTGGTCTGATTCAATCTGGAATACTCCAGGAGAAAGAATAACTTCTGACATTTTATTAATTATTTTAGTTTATTATTTGGAATTATCCAGTAATAAATATCTATAAAATTATATAAAACGCAGAAGCTCTTATTAGAATGGTGTTATCTCACCTGTTTCGATGTTGATATTACCTACACCATATTTTTCTTGAAGAGCAGTAAGTAATTCTTTTTCTTTAGCAGTTAATGTTTTGATATCATTTAAAGTGTTAGCTTTTTCTGAATCCATAAATGCTTTTTGATTAGCCATTTCTGCTAATTGTGCTTCGATACTACCTAAATCAAATACAAATTTATTGTATTGTGTTTGCATTTCTTTAATCTGTGTAATTTCTTCTGGTGTTAATTTTTTTGTTTCTGACATAATCTTTATTTTTTCCAGCGTTTATCAGGACATGCCTCT